CGGTTGCTTTTTTCAAATCTTCCTGAGTTGTAGCTTTAGAGATTTTGGCGTTAATAGCTTCTAAATCGTTTTTATTTGCTTTAGTTTCTAATTTGTTTGAAACCTCAGACAAAAACTCCGATTGAAGTTCCGCTTGTTTTGTTACTTCTAAACCGGCATATTCCTCGGCGTTGTAACCTTTTGATAAGATAAATTTGTTAAATTTCATAACTTTTTTAAATTTAATTTTTAAATAATGATTGATAAAATAATTTCTTTTGAGTGTCCTGAGACGGCTCGGTTTTTTCTGAAGTGCTTTTTGCGGCTTCAATGTTTATAGTTGGCGTTGCGTGGTTTGATCCTTTCACAACGGCGCTCCCTTCGATTGCTTTGGCTTCCTGAATAGCCCAAAAATAGCCTTGATTTTCGGCCTCTTCTTTGTTTGCGACGGTATTTATATATTTATCCCAAACAATTTTTTCCTCTTCGTCCTCCTCTTCGTATGAATTAAGCGCTAAATCCATTTTGACATATCGCATTCCGACGGAGTGTTCCTTTACAAATCCGTTAACGTATTGGTTAAACATGAAAGTATTTCGATTTTTTTGAATTTCAGCGTCAAAAACTAAGGCCTCCGTTTGCCCTTTATAGTCAAATCCAAGCTCATGCCAGTCAAATGTTTCCGCTTTTGGCGTTACTTTGTCGCTTATAATTTTGTCAAATGTCATTTGGTGTTCCTGAAGTAACAAAATACCGCGGTTTTCTTTAATTGTTTTATTCCATAAACCCGGAATATGAACGTCGCCGTGCGAATCCATTAAGCCGGTCGTATTAATAACTAACTTAGCGTTAATTTTATTAACGTTTTGGTCCTCTATTGTTAGCGCTTTATTTGCTTTTTTGTCAGCGGTTGCAGTCGGTAAAATTTGTTTTATCGCGTCGCCTTGCTTGGTAATAAGCTTTTTTTGAGCGATTAAAGTCTTTTTATTAGTCCTTAATGCTTCAAATAGTTCCGCTTTTGTTGCAAATTCTTTGTTTGGAAATTCTTTCGCAATAATCATTTTTTTACCTCCGTTTTCGCCTTTAGGGTTTCAATTCTTTTTAATATAGACGCTTTAATTTCGTCCTTTATATCTTCCCTTTTTGTTAATAGTTCTAATTTTTTAATTTCGCTTATCATATCCCAATCATTGAATTAACTAAACTTCGAAATTCCTCGGCGCTTATTATTTCCTTGTCATATAATTCGGAATAAATACTTATTTCGTCCTTTTTTATGCGTTGTTTGCGCTCTTCGTCCTCTTGCATTACTGCCAAATGGGAGAAAGTGCCGCAAATTTTTCCGTCAGTATATCCCAAATATTTGTTCAAACTGTTCATTCGGTCGTCGATAAGGTTTTGCGCCTCGCTTTCGATGAATGCTTTATAGGCCTCCTTTTGATTTTCAAAGGTCGATCCGGCCGCCAAAGCGGAAAACGCTTCTTTGGGCAATCCGAACAAACCGAATATTGTCAATCCGGCGTTTATTAATGTATCGTTAAGCTTCAAATCGCTTACTTTCGGTATTGTCGAAATATAATCAACGTCCGTTCCTATAATTTGGATATTTCTTTGTCCTGATAACGTGCCATAATTATTTTGTTGCCCCTCTTCCATTTCTCGCCGCTCCTTTTCGGTCAACATTGCCGAACCGATTGCGTCTTTTTTACGCGAAACCCAAGCCCCAATTCCTCCCGGATTGCTTAAAAATGTATTTTGTGCCTCAAGTGCTGCTTGAGAATTGGAAACAATGTATTGCAAAGACTCGAGCCTTGATTGTGAAAAATAAGGATTTGTAAAAGTTGACGTATCAAAATACGGCAGCAATTCCTCAACGTTTAACTCTTTTACCTCCCGAGTTACTTCGTCAACGATATACTTTACAACAATTTGTTCAGGATCTTTCTTAATCATTTCCGCGATATAATCGCCGTCGTATAATTGCCCTTGCTTATTTAAAAAAATAAGTTTGTCGGCGCTTATGTTTAAAATGTCGGTCGTTGGATCCGCAAAGCCCCGGGAGTCGATTAATTTGTTAACATACCAGTAAGAAGTCCCAAAAATTGACTGAAATGTTAGGTCCTGAATTAAAAAATTTTGTTGGCTTTGGTATTTATTCGGGTGGTTTAGTTTCTCCGTTACTTCATTCTGAGTAAACTCACCGTTTTCTTTAAAGTAAAATTTCACATTTGAAACGGCTTTTGCTCTTTCTTGTATGGCCCAAAAGACGAAAGGATTGGTTTTGTACCATTCGACAAAATCCTTTTTTAACAATTTATTATTTCTTTGGGTATATTGGGCCGTCGTTAAGACGTTAATCGGTTGCTCAACTTTATAGCGTCCGAAAATATTCAATTTTTGTAAGAAAGTTAAAGCCATTTATTAAAATTATGGCCTTTAAAAGACTCGATTTCGAGCAAATATAATTAAATTTTTTATAATTCTACTCTTTCGTTGACAAGTTTTATTGATTTTTTGCATTTTCTACAATAAGGGTAAATAATCGAGTCGTTCAAATTACCCTCATATTCGAGCAATTTTTGATTGCAAACCTTATTTTCACGATTTCGAGGGCAGCGAATTTCTTTAATTTTCATATATTTGTGAGTTTTGTTAAAATTTTCCTATTGATTTTAAGTATAAAACAACGTATTCAATCGCGTCTAATGTATGGTTGTTTAAATCCTCACGCTCTTCGAGTGCATTGCCGGACCGGTCTTTTCGCCAGCAACTGTCAAATTGCTCCATTTCTACGTTCTCAGATGTTTCAGTATAAAAAACTTCGAGTTCTTGCATCATGGAAATGCGCTCAATGATTTTGACCTTGTTACCGATTGCCGTCGTATTTTCCCATCCGGCCGCCCTGAGCGCTCGAATCTTAAGCGGTCGATTATTGTCGCAAATGACCGTTAAGTTTTGATTTATGTCTAATTTTTTAAACATATAAACCGGAATTGAACCGGTTTCGCCGTTTATTGCGTTGGTCCCTATGCGCGTTTGAAGTTGATTTTCGCTGAAATAGTTATATTCATGTATAAACAATTGTCCGTCGTAATATTTTACGCCCACAATTGCGAAAGGATCGACTTTCCCCCAATCAACGCCAATAATTTCGTCTGTATTAAGATTAAAATATTCCTCTTTTGTGCATCTTTTCCAATAATATATACGTCCCTCAACCCCTCCAATCTCTCCGAGGCCATAAACGCGCCACTTATTCGCGTAAAACTCCGACTTAATCGTTCCGTCCGGGTTATATCCGCGCTCTTTATAGCTCAATATATTGCGTTTTTCCTCCGGGCTTATCTTTTCATTACCCTCAAAAGTTACTTGTATAAAGTTTTTTTCGTTGATCAGCTCATGAATATAAAAACGCTTATCGGCGTTAAAGTCAACAATTACCTTTTTAGCCCTTTGGGATATGTCAAAAGTCTTTTTTTGTTTGACCTTATTAACCTCATTTATATAAATAATATCCCTTCGTCGACCTTTTCCGAGGTCCTCTTTGTCCAATCCTATAAACTCAATGAAGCCCGAGAGGGAATTTTTGTCCGTTAATTTACTTTTATTATCATTCCATTTGAAAAAATCCCAAATATTCCAATCAACGCATATCTTTTTGAGGTCCTGAAAAGCGGTGTCCATCAATTTAGTCTTTTCCGCCGATGCTATTGTTATTTCTAAGCTTGGATTTTCTCGAAATGCGTCAATAATTAACATTAAAATCGATACCGTTTTAGAAGCTCCCTGACTCCCTTGAATAATCAAAAGCGGCTCCTTTGCAGCTTCCTGAAAGAAATCGTTCAATTTTATAGTATTTGTTACTGGAATATAGTTAAACGACATTTATTTTCTTAATCCGTTTTTGTCGAATATTGGCGGCGCTTTGACTGTTACGTTGGTTTCAACCGTTTGCGTTGCTTTGCCGTCGGTCCGATCAAGGACCTCCTTGATGGCGTTTAATTTGTCGGATGTCTTTATTTCGTCGGAATTACTAAACGCAATCGTTAACAATTCAATTGCAAGGGCTTTTTTTCCGTCGTCAATATCTTTAAGATCCTCCCTTATTTTAGATAAATCCCCCCTTTCAAGTATTTCCTTTATAATTGTAGAAACCCTTTTACCCTTTGGAGCGCCTTTTTGATTAATGTTTTGAGGGTTATTCTTGAAATTATTGCTTCCCGCGTTTGGGTGCTTATTAATTGCTTTATATCCTCCGGCCATTCGTTTGCATTTCGTTTGTAAATCTTTGTAGTATAAACAAAAATACCGACAAAGTTAAATATTTTATTCTATTATTTACTCTTTATTACTATTTATTTATTAAGTATATCAATAAACTCCTTAATTTCAGACTCCCAAATTGATTTTTTTACTTCCAATTGCTTAATCCAAACCTTTCGAAGCTCAATTTTGTCCTTTATTTCCTCTTTTGTCATGTATATAATTTAAAAACCCGGCGTCATTTCTGACAACCGGGCAAAACAAAACTAATATTTTAAAAAGGAAGGTCCGTTTCCTCCTCCATTTCTTGAGCTTTTGAGCTTTCAGGATCGTTAGACCAAATTATTTTTCCATTCCCTAAATAATTTTTATCCGCTTTTGCCTCCCTTTCCTCCTTTGACTGGTTTTCCCAAACCGAACAATCGTTTTCGAATTGGTCCTTTTCGTCGTTTATCGCAATATTTAGCGATAAATAAGTTCCTTTTTTTCCTTTAATTAATTTCGCTTTGTTGATTTTCTCAACATTAACGGAAATATTTAAAATTTTTGCCATTTTGTTGTTTTTTGATTAAAAAATATATTCACTAATATAGTGATTTTATTCGAATTATTTACTAAAAATTATATTGATCATAAAGTTTATCTAAATAATTAAGGATAAGATTATATTCGTAAAGGTCGCCGTCGTCCGTTGTGATAAAATTTAACGCCGATTGTTTGGCGTTTAATATTGTCGTATGGTCCCGGAAATTAAATAAAATACCTAAATTTTTTAAGGTAATATAAAACCGTTTATTTTCCAGTATTGCCAAAATCAAAAAATTCCTTATTGTTTTGATCTTCATTTTGCGGCTTCTGCCGATTATCTTATTAGCATTTAAATTATAGTTTTCCTCAATATATTTTAGCATTTCGGGAAATACATTTTTGCAAAATATGACGTTTTTTCCTTCCTGATCAATTTTAATTTTTTGCTCAATTGTTGAAATCTGACCTTTTAGGTCCGCTAATTTTATTAAAAGTTTATCGTTCATTTTGTTCGTTGTTAAATATTAAAAATATGGATATAGCTAATAAAATGGAAGCAAGCAAGGACCAACAACCAAAAAAAGCCGAAGTAAAAATTAATAGTAAAATAAAT